CGATTATTTTGCGCAATTCGGGCATTTTGGTTTTCCACTCAGCATTGTGAGTGGCCCAGGCATTTGCCTTCTTAACAACTTCTTTTTGGTCCATACTGTTCGAGGAAGTGTTCAACGTTTTTACGGTACAATTCCTCAAGCAGTATATCATAAATTTCATAGCCTGAATACAATTCATACACGTCAGCTAAGGTCCCAGCAACTCGCACAAGACCGTGCTTGTTGATAAGAGCTATTCTGCTCATGTAGTATTCAAAAGCGACTACAAAGATGGGGTCATAATCGAACATATATGGAAAAGCTAGTATTACCATCGCCCATGCTCTTTCCAAGGACTTTATTGGATCATGGTGGCCTTTACGCCACTCATTGATTGCCAAAACTCGTCCTCGCGGAAGAACAGGCCAGTACTGTCTAGCTATTGGATTCCATTTCGTACCCCGACCAGCGAAGGCAAAGTCTTCGATTGTCGTTAACTCAGATTCATGGTTGTACTCGAATTTCCAACCAAACTGGTTAAAAGTCTGAATATAAACTTCCTTCCCAAGATTCCACTCCTTCGAGGGCACAGACAAGGAGTCATCTCCTAGAACTACCACACGCATGTGATACCAGAAGCCTTCCCAAGTCCAGTGTTCAGGAGTTGTATTCATACAATAAATGTATAAAAATATCCTAAGAAGAGTCAGACTATTTTCTATCACTGTTAAAATGTTGCCTGAAGGTTCATCTCTGGTACGCATAAACACCCATCCAAAAGCTTTTAAAACTGCAGGTGAGTTCATTATACGCATCATATGGACATAGATTAACCAAGCATCTTTCTCAGCACACAAACGCATCAATAAGATCGCGTTCATTACATGAAAGTAGCGAGCATAATTCTTATCCCATCTGCCGACATCAGCGTCATTGAACTGTTGACGCTTAAAACCATCAGTGAGATAGCTCAGCCACCTATGCCAACCACCACGGAAAACATCCATCCCTATTGCGGCAGCAAAATTTAACATTCGTGCTCTAGCATAAAATTGCGCAGCGAACTTCCCAAGCAGCCTTCTTCCTGTGAAGGTATACGCCAAAGGTCCACCTTGAAACAGTCGTAACTTTAAATTCGTTGCAACTTTTTCTGTGGGCAATCGTTCGTCCTTCTCCGAAGAGGTAAAAGGCCACAAAACTGGAACATCATAGAGAGAATTCCAATCCTCGCTTAGCAAACTAGAGACCATCATAGGATAGCGCTGAACAAGTTCTTCCTTAGTTTTGGCAAGTTTGTTTAGTGCATACCCTGGGGAAGTATCAAGAGGTAATTTATCCAGATTAGCTCCACTGTCGCTATCTGTATACCCCTGCCATGCTTCTTCTTCAGTACAAAAGTTGAAAGTACCAACAGTAGACACCAAATATGAGTATAGGATATTTTCCACCACATCTCCGTATCTTTGAACTATTGGTCCAAACCTCTCAACATTATTGTACTCAGAGAGTTGTCTTATAACAGCGTCTTTTGAACGGACGGGTGCAACTGTATAAGACGATCGTTCATCAAAGTTATGATCCTTACACCACTGTTCATAACTTGTGTCGCGTTGCAGTTTTGAGGTCATTACCGACACCCCTGTGCGACACACTACAGGTACCGGCAACTCATTCCCAGGAAAAGTTTCTCCCGCAGCTGTGGTTACGTTTTTAACCCACGAGGGGCCAGCCTTGAAATACTCCTTATTCCTGCGAATGACACACAACTCAGTTTCGGTGGGAACGAATCTCTCCCACCCCAGGCCCACTCGCCTGAAAATCCCAAAAGGGACTTTGTAATCGAGTGAGCCTCCATCTAAAAACCCCTGCCGCTTGTAGCGGCCGGAGTTTTGGCAAAGGACTGAATTGCCTTAAAGACATCTCGCGTTATGGGAGCCAAGTGACACTCCCCGGCTTGCTGTCTCCCCTCAACATGCCAGCCAACAAGAGTTGGTTGCTTTGAGGGTGGGCAAATAGTGTAGGCCATATTCCCACATGAACCCCTGCTGTTTGACTCATGCAGGACCAAACGCTTCTGGCTCACATGGTATGTTGCCGGATACTTTCCCGAAAAATAGTCCTTAGTTTGTAAGTTAGTACCACAGTACTCAACCAAGGCCAGTTCATTATCCACGCAATCCTCAATGGGCTTTAAGCATGGAAGCTTCGGGAATGATTTGAAATTTTCCGGCAATTCCATAACCGCCAGATCGTTATCTGGGAAATGAGTCCAGTCATCATGGGCTGGAATCACCCAGTCCATAGAGCTGCAGCCATGGCAATCAACCACAACTGCAGTCCCAGGAGGGAGACAATCCGTCTCGTGACTGGAGGTCAACAGAGCATCTCCAACACGGCCCATGCGGAAAATAATATCTTGCCCTTTTCGCACATACAATTCCTTACGAGCGCGAGCGACATCAACCAAAGCTTGTTTTTCAACATCATTGATTGGAGTTGTTTCCTGATCAGTTACAACGAAATCTGAACGACTTACCTCTGAAGGTTCCACGTTCGCCTTTGACCATAAGCTAACAACCGCCTCCTGAATTTGTTCAGCAAGAGATTGTTTTGCTGGCTGGGCAAAGATACGAGCACGTGCCTCATTATAAGCCTTCTCACGCTCCTCAAAAGAAAGAGTTGGCGTTGCTGGGGGCTTTTCCTCAACAGTCTCACTCTTCTGCTCTGTAGAATCACGACGCAGAATAGTGATTGGAGATGCTTGAACACCAACGCTCTTTGTCATAACGACATTAGCTTTTTGATTAACCATCTGTTTCACTAAGGAAACAGCAGCTTGTTCATCAACAACACCATTAACAGCGTCATCGATTACTGCACGCATATCGTCATCTAGAAGAACCCAGCTGATCCCATGCTCATCACAAAAGTTGCGATATACATCCACCTTTTGCGCTTGTTTAACTGCTGTCTTAGCAGCAACATAAGTTTGCACTGCTTGTTGGATTTCTTTAGCTTTATCACGACCAAACATATGGTTCATTTGACGAATTGCTTTCTCCTTCTTCTTCGTAGACTTCTTCGCTTGCTTCTCGATTTGCTCAAACTTTTCTAGGACATTACCTTGCTTCTGAACGTTCACACGCGCAAAAACACCAGGCACAATCTTGCCTCTTCCGTAATCATCTGTCATCACGAGAGTGGCTCGTCTACCTGTCCGATCAGTAAATCCAAGTTCTTGCAACTCTTTTGCAAGCTTACCAGCATTAAAATCGTAGGTCTTTGCAGATTTGGCATGGAATTTACCAAAAGCATCCTTCTCAGGAAGTTGATATCTAACCCAGCTCATACCTTTAAAAACCTCAGCATCTTTATCAGTACCATACATCAAGGTTGGTGGTGCTGATTTACCAGGTTTGGGAGTATACTTAGAAGATTTTAGTCTTCCCTCTTTGAGAACGGGATCGTTAAGATAGCCATATCCTAATGAAAAATAGTCTTCCTCAGTAGGACCCTTAGCTCTCTGCCATTCATCGAAAGTATAATACTCCGGAGTTCCAAGTTCAGCCAATTGCTTACGACGAAGCTTGGAATATGCCTTGACCAGAGCGTAGATAATGACAATAACAGCCATTATCCCTAGAGGAATGAAAAACTTAGCTCTACAGTACCACTTTTTGAGCTGTGGCACCTCAGTGGTTTCAGTAATGTCTTCTTCAACATAATCCTCATCAAAAGGATTTGTTGAACCTTCACGGAAAAATTTTCTGCGCACTGTACGTTTGAAATTAGTCGTCTTCTGCTTCATTTCTTCACAGGTTGGACGACCTTCCCAACAACGCCTACAAGTTTCTCCGAAAGCTTTAACTGATTCACTAGCACCATTCATCCATTCATTGAACCCTTGTTTTTCGAGCTCATCTGAAGGAGTGTTGGCAATAACTGCATCAGCAGCTTCTGAGAACTCCCGTGATAGCCTCTCCAGTAAAGGTGAGTTTGCTGAATCTGCAAGTCGCTCTTGCTCTTCACGTGTCGGAAACATTCCTTCTGGTTCTTCTTGAAATGATCTATGACGACGTTTCCTTTTCAGGTTTTCATCGTCACTTGAAGATCCACTTGGACTACCAACTCTTTTCCATGGAGGAGATGGATTTTCATCAATGACAGTTCCAAAAACTGTTGTTTGTGGAATTGTCTTATTGTCTACCTTCCGCAAAGAGTCTTGACTCTTTTGCTTCCCCTTTTCCATAGATTTACGTGTAGCTTTAATCTGATGCTTTAAGAACTTTATTTCGGACCTCAACTGTGCATTTGCATGCTCAGCCTTGTCCAAAATGTCCTTACGATCTGCATCATTCATCTCTTGATATTTCTTTTCAAGATCAGCAAACTTGCTTAACTGATTCCTCAAAGAATTCAGTTCTTCATCATATTTCATAAGCAACTCCTCATCATTGGGTTTCTCCTTCTTAGGTTTACTTTTTCCGGCTTTTTCATAACCACCAGAAACAAAATGGTCACTAAGATTCTTACTCCAATCGTTCATTTCTGCGCGACTTGATGGTGCATAAAAATCAAATTCAGGCAAACCCGAAAACTGATTATCTGCCATACTGAAACGCAACCTGTTACTTGGAGGGTAATCTTTATAGAACCACGGAGCTAAAGTTGTATCAGAGGGATTCGATGTATCAATAACAACAACAAAATCCTTGGTTAGAGGTTCGAACCGTATATCACGGTCCTTACGATCAACCTCTTTCCAGCCTGTTGTTTTACCATTCCAAGATTCGAACCAATGATAAATCTTGACATCTGCACGCCACAAATCGCCTACTGTATTTGAGGTTCCACATATGTTATAAACATACATGTCTTCAATACATTCAACGTCTTTTGCTGATGCAATTATGTCAAATGGACTTTTCATATGACTAACAACTTTAGCAGACTCCATCCCCTTTCCCAGATTAACATTCCGGGAAGGAACAAGCTTCCAACCATCAGGCAGATAACCAGGATGAGATCCCGACACTGCACTCATGGCCTTCTTCTTCCAATCTCCTTTAAAGATAGAATCAAATCTTGCCAAAACAACATATCCATTGGTCTCAGTCTTGACATACTTAATTCTGCCAAAAACAAAACCATGGAACCAGTCTGCGCACCACTTGTACAAAAATGTCAAGTTTTTGGTGGCAAAAACGAGTTGATTCAATGCTTGAGCATGTCTTCCTGTACTCAACAAATAAGTACTGGTTGCCCCAGCCAGCCCCTGCAGGGATGTTTTCATCCCAGATGGAGCTTTACCCTGTTTAACCGGCTTATCATTCTTGATAGGTTCGGTAACCTTTTTATAGGCTTTGCGCATACGGCGATATGTTTCAGCAGTAGCTGGTGAATACTCACCAAGCTGAGCTAACTGAACTTTCAATTGAGCAAGTTCAGCCTCACGAATCTGTACCCTCTTTTCCATCCAAGGGTTAAAGATGCGTGAGATAACATATCCCATTAGAGCTGTAACTGCTGCTGTAATAGCACAGCCTATAACAAAATATCGTCCTTTCAAATAAGTAACAATCACATTTTGAACCCTGTTATTAAGATACTCCCAATAACAATAGATCCAATGAATTGCGTCCCAAGAAAGAACTAGTGGGAAGACATAGAAAGAGGTAAAACCACTAAAAACACCAGAAAATAGAAGCACGCCGCCATGTAAAAACATAGTAGCATACGCCCATAGGCGTCCACCCCTTCCCAGAGGATTACCGAGATCACTCCAAGTACGATAATGAGAACGCTGGAGAGCCCACCAACGCATATTAAAGAAGCGTTTCCAAGCCCATCCAGGATCAAGTCGTCCGGTATCCTCTCTAGCAAACGGAGCGCCAGAGAGGTCATTTTGGAAGTAACCAGTGTCAGCTTCGTAGCCAACAAAGGCTAAAACTCCCCAAAGATTTACGAGTAGCCAACGTATGGCAATAAAAACCGCACCAAAAGCTATAATTGCTGTCAGTTCGATCATTGTAGTATTATTAGTTTCACTGTTCGAGGTCGTGTTCAACGTTTTTATTTGCATTGGGTTCACTGTTCTTGACAGTGATAACTCTACGGCAGTATATAGACCTTGAGTTGTAAAAATAATAAAATATACTACTACTCATCTTAG